AGGCATGATAGGAACACAATAGAACCATGGGACTCTTTGATCGCTTCATAGGCAAAGCAACCGCATCACCGTCCGCGCTGCTTCCGCCGCCGCTGATTCAGCGACAGACCTCCTATTTCACCGGCACAGGGAACGGCGACTTTTGGAGTCTCCTGACACGTAACCTTCCAGGCTCGAGTTTCAACTGGCGCAACCAGGCCGGCGACCTCATGCTGAACTCCATCGTCGCGATCGGCATGGACTGGTACATCCGCAACTGGAGCCAGGGTGTCCCTGTTGTTCGTCGACCGATGCCTGATGGACAGGTCGAGACAGTAGCAGATCACCCGATTCTGCAGCTGCTCGCACAGCCAACACCGAACGTCCCGCCTTCACTCGTGTGGTCGTGGATCCTCCCTGACTACCAGCTGCTCGGCAACGCATATTTTAGGAAGGTGCGCGTCTCTGGTCGTGTCGTTGGTCTGCAATACCTGGCGGCTGACATGATGCGTCCAGTCGGCAATAAGATCAATCCTCTCATCAAGTATCAGTACACCGTCGATGGCACGTCGTACGACATCGCGCTCGAGGACTTGATTCACATTCGGTATGGTCGAGATCCGCAAGACTCTCGCTTCGGGCGCTCTCCTGTCACGTCCGTCCTTCGTGAGATCGCCACCGACAACGTGGCCGCATCAGCTGCATTCGGCATGGTTCGCAACGGTGGCATGCCAAGCATCATGGTCGGACCAGACTACAAGGGCGGTGTCGAGGATTTGTCCGAAGACGATGCCAGACAGACAAAGCGGAAACTACAGCAGGACTTCACTGGCGACAATGCCGGCAGCGTGTTAGTGATGACTGGTCCATTCAAGGTCGAGCAGGTCTCACACAAACCATCCGAGATGGCGTTCGATGAGATTCGGCGCAAACCGGAGGAGCGCGTGTGTGCAGCTCTTGGTCTCAATCCGCTGGTCCTTCAACTCGGCAGTGGACTCGAGCGCGCAACATACTCGAACCTCGAGCAAGCGACACGATCGGCGTGGACTGACGGGATGATTCCGTTGATGCGTCAGATGAGCGAAGCGCTGACCATCGCGTTGCTTCCAGACTACGAGCAGACACAGCCCGGCGACTACTTGGAGTTTGATGTGTCGAATGTCCCATCACTCCAGGCTGACCTCAACGAGGACGCAGAGAGAGCGGAGCGACTCTACAAAAGTGGCATCATCGATCTCGCAACAGCCAAGCGTGTCGCTGGTGTGACGCCTTCGGATGATGACCTCGGTTATTACCATCCGACAGCGGTGCCTGTGCAGATCGGCGCGCAGGAACTGCTGGTCCCTGATGCTGCGCCTGTCTCGACAGCTCGAACTGCCGATGAAACTGCGAAGCTGGTCGGCGCTGCCGGTGCATTGATTCGTGCTGGCTTCGAGCCAGAGGCTGCACTCCAGGCTGTTGGACTGAACAGCATTCAGCACCTCGGGCTGTTGCCTGTCACGGTGCGCCAGGAAGAGACCAAAGCATTCGACGATGCATCTGAGCCAGGACTCAAGTTCTTTCCCTCCAAAGAGATGAAGGAGGAAGCACAGCGCGCCATCGAGTGGCGTGATGCTGGTCGTGATGGCGGGACAGCCGTGGCATGGGCCAGGGCGAATCAGATTATCAATGGTGACAAGTTGTCCGAGTCGACTGTCCTTCGGATGTACTCATTCTTTCGACGTCACGAAGTAGACAAGCAGGCTGAAGGTTTTAGACCAGGCGAGGATGGTTATCCTAGCGCCGGTCGTGTCGCATGGGCGGCATGGGGTGGCGATGCTGGCTATCGTTGGTCCACAGCTGCGCGCAAAGAGATTCTCAAGCGCATGGCGCCGAAGGAAAACGGGAAAAGTTATCATCCATATTACGGATACGAGTTGACCGACACCGATGGCTGACATCTATCAAGTCAATGAGTCCTATCGGAATCGACTCCGATACCGTGAGAACTCCGCTCTTTCCGAGATGAGCAGGACGTATGGCGTCCTCCAGGATGACAACCTCAGGCGCCTCGAAGCGGTGACAGCCGCTATCGAGGAGGCACAGGCAGCAGGTGAGGACATCAGTGGTCTCTCCGAGTACATGCTCCGCCTCGAGGCGCTCAATGTCCAGATGGCTGATGAAGTCGCACGATGGGCGCCACAAGCGACCGACATCGCAACAGGCGGACAACGACGCGCCATACAGCTGTCGCTGGACATTCAGGAGGATCTCGTGCGAGCAGTGGCGGGTGTTCCTGATTCGGTCTCGCTCACTGCTGATCTGATGTGGAACCGACTACCAGTCGAGGCCATTACGAATGTCATTGGCTTCGCGGCTGATGGCTCACCACTCGGCCTATTGTTTGATGCCATCGGACCTTTCTCGGCTGACCATGTCACCATCGGTATTGCACAGGGCTTGAACCCTTTACAGGTCGCACGACGCATGGCGCGGACGTACGAAACGCTTGCGCCATCACGAGCTGCTACCATCGCACGAACAGAGATGATTCGTGCCAACAGAGAAGCACAGCGACAGACTTTCGAGGCGAACCTGAGCATCGTTCGTGGCTGGCGTCGCATCTCAGCCGGTGACGTCAATGTCTGTCCGGTTTGTTGGAGTCTCCATGGAGATCCGAATCCAGTTGCAGATATCGTTCCCTCGCATCCAAACTGTAGGTGTACGGTCATTCCAATCTGCCCGACATACGCTGAACTCGCAGGACTGCCGCCCGGCAGTTTCGATGAACCGGAAGAGATGCCGGACAAGGAAGAGCAGTTCAGGATGTTGAGCGAAGCGGAGCGTCGGCAGGTCCTTGGACCTTCGCGGTATCGTTTGTGGGAGACAGGCACACCTCTCAGTGCATTTGGCAAAGTGGTGCCGAATAATGAGTGGGGACCACAGGCCGTGGTTGTGCCGGTCAAGGAGTTATGATGCAGACTTTGGTATCCTTCGGTGATGCAATCAAAGCAGATGACAACGGTCGTGTGCGTGGTTACCTGGTGCGCTTCGGCGGCGCCGACCTCGAGGGCGATTACTTTACTGCGTCGACTGACTTCGGTCGTCCGATGAAGTCTGGCGAGCGCGTACCAATGAACCTGTACTATCATCACGGCCAGGACAAGCAGGTCGGGAAGTCACGCATCGGAACCGGCTACATCACCATGGACGATAAAGGTCTTTGGTACGAATCGCAGGTGGAGATGGCTGACCAGTATCAGAAGATGATCCAGGAACTCGCGAAGTCTGGCAAGCTTGGATATTCAAGCGGCGCCACGGGTCACATGGTCGAGCGCAAGAAGATGTCTGATGGCAGATACGAAATCACACGCTGGCCAATCGGTGAGGCTTCGCTCACACCGACGCCTGCCGAACCGATGAACATGGTCAAAAGTCTAAAAGACATGTATGGCGACATGGAAGGTTATGCTATGGAAGAACAAGAGATGATGATTCCAGTCGCGCCTGGTGAAGACGTGGCGACCTTCGTTGAGAACGTCTACGGCGACCTTGACAAGGAAATGGTCCATGAAGGACTTGAGGCGCTCTATGAGCGTCTCTGTGCAGGTGTTACAGCTGCATATGACAGTGGACTCGGCAGTGGACATGTGGATGCGATCATCGATGCATTCGCAGTTCGTGCCAAGGAACTGAACAGCAAAGTAAAGGATCCGGCAGCGGAAGCACAAAGCCTTAAGGCTATGCTCGAGCGTCCAACATCCATCCGAGAAGTGGAGCGACGTCTGCGGGATGCAGTTCGTCTCTCACGAAGCGAGTCGCTAAGATTCGCAAAAACCATCTGGTCCGAGCTTCGGGATGAAGCGCCGGCGGAAGATGTTTCCATAGTCGACCAACCGAGCGAAGTGGACGAAGCGAAGAACGCTCTCCTCCGCCAGCTCATGATCCTGGAGTTATCCTAATGAATATTGAACAACTCGAAGCACAGCGACAGTCTACTATCGCAGCTGCAAAAGAAGTCCTCATCAACGGCGGCGACATGTCCGAAGCTAATCGCCTTCATCAATCCGCAAAGTCTCTCTCTGAGCGCATCGACATGCTCAAGGAGTTCGGCTCCGTGCCTGCTCCTGTCGCATCCGAAGCGCCAAAGTCTGAGCCTTGGAAGGCTGGCGGCGTAACACGCAACCCGTTCCCTGGCACGAAGGACGAAGCAGACTACAAGGCATACGCTTTTGGTCAGTGGATTCGCGGTACTGTACTCGGCAATGCCAAAGCAGCCAAGTGGTGCAGCGAGCATGGCGTCAAGTCGCAGACCGAAGGAACGAACTCCGAGGGTGGATTCACCGTCCCTGAGATTGTTTCGTCCAGCCTGATCTGGCTTCGCAACGAATACGGTGTAGCGCGTCGCTATTCCCGTGTTTACCCGATGACGTCTGACGTCCTCAACGTGCCAAATGCATCGACCAGCACAACCACTTATTACCCTGGTGAAGCGACAGCAATCACCGCGTCCGACATCGTGTTCTCCCAGGTGGCCTTGACTGCGAAGAAACTCGCAATCTTGACCATCGTCTCCAAGGAGCTGAACGAAGACACGGTCATCGACTTCGGCGCAACATTGGCGCAGGACTTTGCGTATGGTCTCGCAAACGCTGAGGATGCAGCTGCATTCCAGGGCGACGGCACGAGCACCTATGGTTCCATCACCGGAATCA